TTCTAATTCTGGATTCTGTAGTATATGGTGTACAGTTTGATCAACTGCACTTTCGATTGCCTTTTGAAAACTATCACCGTTGTAAGCACCATTATAATGACGTCCCATTGTCATCGGGTGTATTGTGTGCAGTGTATCAACATCAATTGCATCATGTTGTGAAAGAAAGTTCACAGCGCCTGAGCTGTTATTACCCATTCCGTTGTTGTATAATTCATGTGCTAGTCTTGTTACTGCACGAATCATCTCACCTGCAATAGTAGTACAGTTTCCACTCATTGGTACCAAGTTTACCAAACGATCGTAATCTACTTGATACTTGCCTGTGTTACTCCAGTAAGTATTTTCCATATTATGCACCATCATCCATTTCTACTAAACGCTCGTCTTTGCCGTCTATAATATCTGCAGCTTCATCAAACATAGTAGTGTATGTTGCGCCATCTAGTAATACACTCCACTTGGCATACATATCACTATCAACATAGTTCCAGTCAATTTCACCGCAGTCCATTACGTTCTCTGACCTAGTTGCAAACTGCTTCATGTCTGTAATAAATTGTTCTTGCATGTTAGTGCCTCGCTTTGTTTGTTTCTATATACTATTAATACAACCAATGTGTCTTGGTGTCAACAAAAAAGACGCCATATAGACGTCTTTTTTATCTTTTTTGCATTTTATTCTACGCTATTATTACGCATCCAAACACGGTGTTTAGCTTCTCCCCATACGACACTTACTATCACATACGCAAGGAATGGAATAATAAATGTAAGTGCTCCGTACATTGATGCCATTGATTCTTCTACACCGTATTGTTCGTATAACCATGTACAAGATTTAATAGCAGTGAGTAGTACAGCAAACATTAGTACATACTTGCCTACAATTTTTGTTGCTTCTACAACAGTTTCAGTTTTTACACTCATTGGGATCTCCTTTATGTTGAGTGGGGCATTATGCCCAGGTGGTAATTTTGCCTCCCAAAATCTTCTCCCGTTTATTATGTTGTGTATGTTTCTCCTGTGAATACATTTACCATATCAACACCTGGTCCCATTGCACCAGCTGTCATCATACGTTCTTCTGCAACTTGCTCTGGGCTACGGTTAGCTTGTTCTGTTCTGTATTCTGCAAACATTACTTTCAAGCTAGCAGCACGAGCTACTGCGGTTGTTTCAACTGTTTGTGTGTCTACAAGTCCAGCTAACGAAAGCTCTGTCATTGCATCTGACATTAGCGGACGAAACTCACCACTATCAAACAACCAACCTGCGGCGCCGTTTTGCATTTTAACTTCACCGTTATTGAATTTATCAATCATATAGCTCATTGCGTGTTCCTTTTTGTTTAACCTATACACAGACATTACATTCAACGTATATTGAAGTCAAGTCTTATTTGGTGAAAAAGTTGTATAATCCAAACTAATATCATCTCCAGATATTAATTCATCTACGCTATAATCCAATGTTACTGTTCGTGTTTCGTCTGGATCTAAATTCTTAATGTCATCGAACAACCGTTGGATAGCTTCATCACTCCATCCTTCGTCACTTTCTTTTGATATCATACCTTGAAAGTTTAACCATTCGTAATAATTATCTACATCAATTGAGTCACAAGGATCATAACCTTGATCAATCATGTTACGCAATTCAGCAACGTCATTAATGCCACTTTTACGTTTTGCTCGTTCTAGTTGGAAATCAATTACTTGCATCAGTCACACTCCGGAAATTTCATACTTACAATTTTGTGTATGGGTTTATAATGCACGTTTACGTTTAATTTTTCAGAAACGTATGCTTTTGGTTCTTCTGTTCCCCAACGGAATATAGCTGTTTTTGCCATATTGAATATTTGACGCTTGTTAGCGTTTATGATGGTGTCCTGTGGATCATCATCGTGTATTTCGTCTAAGTATCGTAACGCATATGTTGCGATATCTTCTATGTTTAATGGGACCTCTACTTTTGCCAAGATCTTTCTACCATTGCCAGTGTCTGTTGACCTCATTTTGTGCCTTCCTTGTTTTGCCTATGTTCGTACTTCGATATGTTGCCATGACATCTCTCCATTCGTTCCTACTATAGTAAGAGTGTATGGCAAGACGACTCACTTGTCAAGAAAAAAAGGTAAAGTCACTATCTTTATTCTTAACACGGTATTCTATGCTTCAATATAGTTTAAAGTAGCTTTCCAGGTAACTGTTTTACCAGCTGACCCTTTAACTCTAACACGAAATGCGTTGCCAACAATATCAGCATTAACATTCCAACCAGTATAGGTTACAGTCCAGTTTGCAGCATCTTGATCTGGACTTTGATTTACTGCTGGATAACCACCAGTTATAGCATTATCTGCTGTCCAAAGGTTCAACTCATGTTCAACAACATCACCAGCACTATAGTTACTATTGGTATCCCAAGCTGTACTTGCTATATCACTAGTACTACGCTGATAATCAATTTTCATATTAGTGCCAACCAAACTGTAGTTGCCACCAGTATTGGTTACCACACCTTCAACCTTAAACGCTTGCTTCTCGCCTGAGACTGCGACACCTAATGCTTTTACTTCAAAGAACCAAGTTTTGCCTGTGCTTGGTGTAGGTGTTGTACTATTAAATGTTAATATGGTTGCAGTTGAATCTGTAGTTTGAGCTGCATCACTGCTTGCTGTTGCATTTGTTGATATATCAATAGTATCAGTATTATTTGTGATAGTAACACTATTATTTGTACTTGTAATACTTTTAAACTGGAAGTTATTTGTACTGCGAGTTTTAAATGTTCCTACTCCAGCACCTACATTGCTAGCAGTAATGCTATCCGCTAGCGTTATTACATCAGTGCCTTGTGTAACTGTAATTCCAGCTGAACCCAATACAGTTCTAAACTCTAGTTGATTGTTGTTTATTTGTTTAAATACTTGGCTACCACTGCCCACATTAGCACCACCAGTTGTGCTACTGGTTGTTATCATACTTTTCCAGCTGGTGGTATCTCCATAGTACGCTTCAATTGTATGTGTGTCACTGTTGTATCGAATTTCGCCTACTTCTGTTTGTGGACGCTGGGCAGTTGTGCCCACTGGTATTCTGATAGCCGCCGTGCCTGGAATTCTAGTATTTTCTTCTAGCTCAATTTTAATGTCGCCACCAACGCCATCTGCATTAGTAACTTTAATCTGTCCTGCTGTCTGCTCGACTTTTCTTGCTCTACTAACACCTGCATCTTTTACAATCAATCCACTTCCTGATTCAGTGTTTAGGTTATTCAAGAAATTAAACAGTGTGCTAGTTGCTTGTTGGTAATCTAATATTGTTCCTGTACTTGCAATACTAGGGTCTTTTCTAGTAAACATTGTTAAAATGTCTGTTCGAATAACAATATCATTTACACTGGTTGTCAATGAATTTTGTGCAGCTTCACTACCTACAACAAATAGTGTATTTGCGCCGCCATTGAAGTTTTGTATTACTGTAGTAGCGCCAACTGTACTGCCCGATCCTGACACATTACTAGTGTCTGTTATAAAGCCGCCTGCATTATGACCCGGACTATTAGGAACCGTAGGTGTTGCGCCTGCACTATTTTCTGTTTCACGCTGTTGAAAGTTATCTGTAAATCCGATAATGTTACCACAATAATCGTATACTGGTGTTTGTGAGTCTACGTTAGGCTGTGGGTCATCATCTCTTAATAATAAGTCTAGTAATTCTTGATCCAACAACAAACTAAAAATATTTGGATATTCAATAATGTTCTGACCGAACACTCTGTTGCCGTTTGAATCATATTGGTGTCCTACATCATTTTGACCTGTGCTGGATCCTTTTGAATATTGTACTGGATATCCACCTAGTCTATCATATAGACTTTTTAATTGACTGGTTAATCTTGCATTACCTGCAATTCCGCCAGTTGCACTGTTATGTAGTACTCCTATTTCACTATTACAGCCACTATCTGGAGTACCAAATTGACTGCCGCCGCTAGTAAAACTTCCGCCTATATTATTCTCAAAATTAATTAGACCAGTAATATTGCTTTTGATACTTGCAATATCATTTTTGATTACATCTAGTTCAGCAGAGATCAATGACCCATCAGTAATTTTACTGATATTGCTTGCTATTCTGCCTAGTATTCCGCCGTTGAATGCACTTGCATTAAATGTTCCGTCTAGGCTAATACATGCACACATATCAGTTGCGGCTATGGCACCAATATCGTCTGTGATTGCTTTGCCTGCTCCTAGGAAACTACCCATAGCACGTTCTAGCATATTGGGAATAGCAATAGGGTTCACAGGTGCTTTACAAAAGTTAATCATGTTTGCTACGTTTTGGGCTTCGGCTAGTACACCGTTGAGTCTTCCAAGAACGTTATCCAGCTTGGTATGGTCCATAAAGTCTTGCATACCGGATTGCAAGTCATTTAGTGCGTCTTGTAATTCGCCTTGTATATTTGGTAATTTGAGTAGTGCAGAAATATTACTGTGCAGGCATAGTTGCACGTTGGGCAACTTAACTCCGTTGCCTGACAACATTCCACACAATAGTTCTCTGAGAGTAAAACTATATTCTGCACTAATAACACCCCTTAGAGCATCAGTACCACTTGCGGCTGTTCCACTAAGATGATGTTTAGTATCTAAATAGTCAGAGGCGCTGCTTAGTCCACCTTTAAAATCATTGAATGACATTATTGAGCTCCTTGTCCACCAGTGTTTCCGCCTGCTCTAACATTAGGGCTTGCACTTGCTGCGGCTGGCGCACAATGCGGCCCGCCTGGTATTGGACAAAGTGCATCCGGACCACTCGGGTCGCCCGATAGTATCACAGCAATGCCGCCTATCCTAACTTTACCAACAGTTTCTGTTGCTCTTAGATTGCCACCGCCATGTGAATTAGGGTCATTGTTAACACTAATAAATCTGCCATTGGCTCTTACAGTAGTTTGTGTAGTGATAGTAGAAGCACCACATGTTCTACTATCGCCTTGTCTATGAATAAATCTTGCCATACAAGTATTTATAAGAGACTGGATGCAACAATATCATCCGGCATTGTAGCATTTGTGCTGTATTTCATATTATATAGTGCGATAGCATGTTTATTGGGACTGGTAATAGCTACAATATGAGATTGTTTAATTTTTACAGGATCATCGTCGTAAGTAACGGCACTCAAAATCCAAGGCTCAAGTTCTAGAGATTCTGTTAACGGATTGAGTGTTACTTTGTGTGGCCTCATTACAAGTAAATTATCGTCATTTATATATGAAGAAGCTAACCCAGCAACCAGTTCCTCGCCTGTACTTAACTTAATTGTTACAACATCATTCTTTTTATAATTTGAAGTTACTAACATCTATTTGTTCATCTCCTATTAGTTCTCTTATGTATTGTGGGTCCAGTTGGACAAGTGCTTGCCCACCACCTGGTATCAAAAGTGTACCCTCATGATAAATCTGCGGCATAGTGCTGTGACCTTCTTCTATTAGAAAGCCACGCACTTCTGGATTGTTGTCAGCACGGATTTCTTCAAATTTAAATCCGTGCTTGGTTAAGTAGTTCTTCGCCATTGTGCAATAGTGGCACAATGGCTTGGTGTAAAGAGTTATCACAGTTTCATGCCTTGGAATGTACTTCCATTTACATCTTGTTTAGTTCCGCCAATTACATAGCTACTAATTTCTGTCTCTTGCGGTGCAACTTGTACTTCTGCACCTGCAATCCACTTAGCAGTCCAAGGTAACGGATTACTGCTTCCTTTATATGGGCTGTCTAAACCAACAGCCGTCATACGCTTGTTGGCAGTCCATTCGACATATTCGCCTAACAGTTGTGCATTGAGCCCAATCATTGATCCATCTTTAAACAGATAGTCAGCCCATGCTTTTTCTTGATCTACTGCATCTACAAACATCTGCACCATTTGATCTTTGGTTTCTTCTCTGATCTTAGCAAAGTCAGGATCGTCTTTTGGCATTAGCTTTAGCAATGTTTGTGTACTACCTAAGTGTACATTCTCATCACGACAGATTAGCTTGATAATCTTAGCATTGCCTTCCATCTTTTTAAGTTCAGCAAACGCCCAACTACATGCAAACGATACATAAAAGCGAACACCTTCTAAGATGTTGACACTCATCATTGCAATCCAAATTAGCTTCTTGAGTTCATACTTGTCTACAACAATCTTCTTACCGTTTACTGTATGTGTGCCTTCACCTAGTAGGTTGTACCACATACCCATTTCAATTAGATCATCATAGTGCTTACTGATGTCGCCTGCACAATCCATAATTTCTGGAATGTCCATCATACCATCAAAGATAATACTAGGGTTGCTGTACACGTTACGAATAATATGTGTGTAACTGCGACTGTGGATAGTTTCGTTAAATGTCCATGTTGTTACCCAATTTTCAAGTTCAGGTAAACTTACTAGTGGATTAAAACTGTCTGCAGGAGCTCGACCTTGAACACTGTCCAATAAGATCTGGCGTTTTAAGTTACTAGTAAAGATGTGTTGTTCGTGAGCTGTTAACTCTTTAAAGTCTTTTGCATCACGTAGTACATCTACTTCTTCAGGACGCCAAAAGAATCCCAACTGTTTGTCTGTCAGTTTATCAAACTGACGATACTTTAACGTATCATAGCGTTGGATGTCAACGCCTCCATTTGGGTCTAGGAACATTAGACTTTCGAGGTGTTTGTTCCGTTGATTTGCATTTAGTACACTCATTTTGTTTCCTTATAAAACGCAGCTTTCGCAGTCTTGATCTTCTATTTCATAGTCTTCTACAGTTATATTACTTGATTCATTTAGTTTGTCAATGTCTAACTCGCCTTGTCCATCATAAGTGTTGAAATAATACAACTGCTTGCCGCCGTATTTGTAAAAGATCATCAAGTGTCTCAACATTTCACTCATTCCGATCTTTTCATCTTCGTAGAATACAGGATTGTAACTGGTGTTAACACTGATGCCTTGATCAATATACTTTTGTAATACTGCCATAATACTTAGATAGCCTTCTGGGCTACGCTGATCCCATAACAATTCGTACTTGTTCTTCAGCTTGTGTATACTTGGTACTACTTGTTTTAGGACACCATGTTTACTTTGCTTGACACTTACCAATGCACGTGGTGGTTCAATGCCGTTTGTAGCATTACTAATCTGTGCCGATGTTTCAGCTGGCATTAGTGCCATTAGTGTTGAATTCCTAATTCCTGTTTCTTTTAACTGTTGCCGTAGTTCTCTCCAAGGCATGCGTTCTACATGCGGTACTAGTTCGTCGACATCTTGTTTATATGTTTGGTTAGGTGTTAATCCGTCACTGTATTTTGTTTCGTTATTCCATAAACATGCACCTTGCTCTTGTGCTAGGTCTGCACTTGCTTTAATCAGATAGTAACTCCATGCTTCTGCATATTCATCAATCATTGCTAGGTCAGGTTGTGAATACGTCATACCATTTTTTGCCATCCAAAATGCCAAGTTGATAATTCCCACACCCAATGGACGTCTGCCTTCTGTAGCACGTCGTGCCGCTTTAACAGGATAGTCTTGGTATGTCAATAGTGCATCAAGTCCACGTACTGCCATTTCACATGGCTTTGCAAAGTCTTCTGGCTTCTTAATAAGACCCCAGTTAATAGCACTCAGTGTACACAATGCAATCTCGCCCTCTTCATCGTTAAAATCATTAAGAGGCTTAGTAGGCAAGTCAATCTCTGCACATAGGTTACTTTGTCTAATTGGTGCTACGTCTTGTTTAAACGAGCTGTGTGTATTTGCATTGTCTACATTCTGTAGATAGATACGTCCAGTATTTTTACGCTCTTCCATAAACTGACTAAACAATTCAGTAGCACTGATTGTTTTCTTGCGTAGTCTTGTATTGCGTTCTGCACGTTCGTACAGTTCTTTAAACTTGTCTTGGTCTGCAAAAAATGCTTCGTACAAACCGGGAACGTCACTAGGCGAGAAAAGAGTTATTTCGCCATTGCTGATAAGTCTTTCGTAGAACAGTTTGCTGAATTGTACACCATAGTCCATGTGACGCACACGATTATCATCTGTGCCTTTGTTATTTTTTAGCACTAGTAGGTCTTCTACTTCATAGTGCCATATGGGGTAATATAGGGTTGCCGCTCCGTTCCGCACACCACCCTGGCTACAACTCCTTGTCGCACTTTGGAACATTTTATAAAAGGGTACAACTCCAGTGTGATAG